ACTTTCCAAGCTCAGTTAAGTGGTTCTGGCGCTCAAACAGTTTTGGGCACTAACACTTTCTTTACCGCTGTACAAAGCACTAGCACAGGTTCCACTCAGACTGGTAACTCAACTAGCTCTTTAACAGCCACTGTGCAAACAACGGCTGCGGCCTTTCGTATTGTGGGCTTTGCGTCTACTCCGGGCGATGCGTACACTGATGTGTTGGTTAAGTTCAACCCCAGTGCCCATTCGTTCTTGAATAACGTCGGCCTGTAAGGAGTAAATCATGGCAATTTCACGCGCACAACTACTTAAAGAACTCCTCCCGGGTTTGAATGCACTGTTCGGTTTAGAGTACGCTCGCTACGGCGAAGAGCACAAAGAACTGTACGAAACAGAATCTTCTGAGCGTTCATTCGAAGAAGAGACCAAGCTGTCCGGTTTTGGCGCTGCACCTGTTAAAAACGAGGGTTCATCCATCGCTTTCGACAACGCGCAGGAAGCTTTTACCGCTCGCTACACCCACGAGACTATTGCTCTGGGCTTCTCCATCACGGAAGAGGCAGTGGAAGACAACCTGTACGACAGTTTGTCTGGCCGCTACACCAAAGCTCTGGCTCGCGGTATGGCGTACACCAAGCAGGTCAAAGCCGCTGCGGTTCTGAACACAGGCTTCTCCGGCGCTGCCCTCGGCGGTGACGGTGTGTCTCTGTTCGGTTTCAACAGTTCTGCCACTCTGGTTAACCACCCTCTGATTTCTGGTGGCACCAACGGCAACACACCATCTACAGCTTCTGACTTGAATGAGACTTCTTTGGAAGCCGCTACCATTCAAATCGCCGCTTGGGTGGATGAGCGTGGTCTGCTGATCGCTGCCAAGCCCGTCAAACTGGTGATCCCACCATCTTTGATGTTCGTGGCAAAGCGTTTGCTGGACACCGAACTGCGAGTTGGTACCGCTGACAACGACATCAATGCGTTGAAGTCAATGGGCACCATCTCTGGTGGTTACACCGTTAACCACTATCTGACCGACACAAACGCTTGGTTCCTGACCACAGACGTTCCAAACGGTTTGAAGCATTTTGAACGTGCTCCGATGACAACATCCATGGATGGTGACTTCGACACCGGCAACGTCCGCTACAAAGCCCGTGAGCGTTACAGCTTCGGCTTCTCTGACCCACTGGGCATCTTCGGATCACCCGGCGCGTAAGGGAAAATGAGAAAGGGGGCTTCGGCCCCTTTTTTCTTGCAATTGTTTAAACGGCATGATATAAAGATGCCACTCCGGGCTTTCCGGTGTATCAGACAGTCCCGGCTGACGACATGCAGACTGATACGCCTAACTTGCATGTAAGGACCAAATCATGGCACGCACTACGTTTCAAGGCCCAGTTCGCTCATTGGGCGGCATTTATCAACAAGGCCCATCCGCTGTTGTTGAAATCACATCTAGCACCACACTGAACCCTGTTGACCACGCGGGCCGCATTTTGGCTGTTGGTGGCACTTTGGCTGCTGCACTGACATTGACGCTACCTGCGATCAATATGACGGCCAACCCAACTACGTCTGGCCCCGGTCAAGACCCCAATACAATCAACAACGAAGGCGTTCTGTACACCATCTGGGTTCCTACGACTATCGCTACTAGCTCGCTGAAGATTGGTACAAACGGCACCGACAAATACGTTGGCACAATCATAATGAACGACGTCGATACAGACGGCGCTGCATTGGTTGGCTTTTCAGCCGCCGCCGCTAACGACTTCATCAACCTGAACGGCACTACCACTGGCGGCGTTGCAGGTTCATGGGTGCGTATTTTTGCAATCGCAGCCAATAAGTACATGGTTGAAGGCATGGTAATGGGCACAGGTACTGTGGCTACACCATTCGCAAACTCCTAATCAACTCAAGGGGCTTCGGCCCCGTTTTTAAAGGAGATTGATTATGAGCATGCAAACCGATGTCAAGTCAGCGCATTTAAACGCAACCGGCATTTTGGTTAAGGGAAGAGCGCGTCTTAAAGGAATGTGCTACGCCAGCGGTACGTCTGCTGGCACAATTAATATTTGGGACACAGTTAGCGCAGTGACCTCAATCACTTCGTATGTGCGAACTACTACAACCATTACAGTGACTCTGGCCTCACATGGCTTGACCACGGGTGATGTGATTGGCTTGACTTTTAGCTCTGGTACGGGTGGCTACGGAACAAACGGCAACTACACGGTTACTGTTTTGACTTCTAGCACCTACACCGTGACGGACATCAACTCGGGTACGATTACCTCTGGCACTGGTGGCACGCAGACTGTTGCTGGTGGGCGCTGGTTGTTTTCTTTGGATACGGCAGCAACCACAACTTCTGGGCAACCCGGTGTAACTAGTGTGCTAATTCCCGGAGAGGGCATCCTTGCTCAGACCGGCCTCTACGCACAGTTGGGAACAGCGGTAACAAACCAAAATGGTGTAACAGTTTTCTATGGCTAAAAAGAAAGGCCCAGTTCTCTCGGTTGGTCGCGGCGAAAAGCTACCGATCTCCAAGGGGGCGGGCTTGACTGCCAAAGGCCGTGCTAAGTACAACGCAGCCACCGGCAGCAACCTGAAGGCTCCCCAGCCCCAAGGCGGCAAGCGCAAGGATTCGTTCTGCGCTCGTATGTCGGGGATGCCGGGGCCGCTCAAAGATGAAAAAGGTCAGCCCACCCGCAAGGCGGCTGCTTTGAAGAGATGGAAGTGCTGAGATGGACATCAACATCATCTGGTCGGGTGCGCTATCGCTGTTTATGGGCGCACTCTGGTTCTTTGTGCGAGAGAAGTTTGAAGACATAAAGCGTCTTGAGCGGCTTTTGAACATAACACGAGAGGAGATCGCTCGTGATTACACAACTAAAGCAGAGGTGCAGCGGATTACTGAGCACATTGACCAGCGGTTTAACCGCCTTGAAGCAAAGATTGACCAGCTTATTCAAGCGGGAAAATGATGCCAAGCACAAGTAAGAAGCAACATAATTTCATGGCGGCGGTGGCAAATAACCCAGCGTTTGCCAAGAAGGTAGGGGTCCCACAGTCCGTGGGCAAAGATTTTTCAACTGCGGACAAGGGCCGTAAATTTTCAAAAGGTGGCGATATGAAAGAATCTAAAGCAATGGTAGCTAAAGAGATGAGCTTCATGAAAAAGAAGGGCGCTCCAAAGTCCATGATTAAGCACGAAAAAGCTGAATCAATGGGCATGAAAAAAGGCGGCATGCCTACCGCTCTTGCCAAACACGCAGCCAAACCCGCCTCCAAGGCTCACGCTGGCCTCAAAGAAGGCGGCATGGCTATGGTTATGAAAGACGGCAAAAAGATTCCAGCCTTTGCCGCAGATGGCGAGGGCAAGATGAAAAAAGGTGGCGGCGTCAAGAAGATGATGGGCGGCGGCATGGGTTACTCCATTGGCGGCGGCATTGAGTCACGTGGCAAGACCAAAGGCAAAATAGTTTAAATTGGAGTACAAGATGGCTACAAAGAAACCAATGAAAAGAATTAAACGTTTTGCTAATGAAGGGTATGTCACATCTGACGACAGCAATTTTGGCATGAAAGAAGCCAGAGACGCCTACGATGCTGAGCAGGCTGAGATTGAAGCCAACAAAATTCGGGAAATGCGAATAGCGATTGATGATGAAAGCAGGCAACGTGATGCTGAAAACGAGGGCGCCAGAATCTCGGAAGGCGAGCGCATGGGCCAGATGCTGTCGTCTAGCGGCCAAATGGCTGCGCCTAGCAAGCCGCGCATTGTTTCTAAAGCTGAACTAGAAAAGTCTGGTTTGAGCTTGCGGGATTTTCTGAACAAAGAGCGCGGCTTGACCCGTCGAACTCCTGCCGCTGCTCCTGCGGCTGCTGTTAGACCTACCCCTGCGGCTCCCGTTGCTAAACCTGTTGCTCCAGCGGCTCCTGCTGCCGCAGCCGCTACACCGACTGTAACCACTAGAGAAGAGCGACTCGCGCGAATTGACGAAGCTTTTAAACCACCTTCAGCGGAAAACATTCAAAAGGGCTTAGAGGCTAGCACTTTAGGTGCTGGTCTTGGCTTAAAAACAATTGCTGGTTTGGCCAAAAATCTGGCAAATCGTAAGTCAGCATTGAAAGATCGTCTACGACTAAACCGCCCCGGGACAGTATCCGGTGAGGGTTTTGTTATGCGAGACGGCAAAATGGTTAAAGATATTGCACCGAAGGCTCCTCAGAAGGCTCTACCTTCAACCATAACCGATGTTGTAGCTAAAAAACGCGGCGGCGCAGTCAAGAAGATGGCTCATGGCGGATCTGTTAAAACCTCTACAGCCTCTAGTCGCGGTGATGGTATCGCATTGCGTGGCAAAACTCGCGGGAAGATCTATTAATCATGTCTGATGCAAAGCAAGCAGCAATCGACGCAGAAGCTCTGGCAAAGAAAGCCAGAGAAGAAGCCCGCTCTGGCGGCACTGACGCCCCACCTTCGGATGCAATGAAGCAGATGATGGCCGATCTCAAAGCTGAAAAAGCAGCAGAGAAAGCGCCAACGACCAAATCATCTATGGGCGACAGCATGCTGAAGTTTGGTTTAGAGATGATGAAGAACTCCAAGCCAATAGAGAAAAAAGCCAAAGGTGGCGTTACTCGTGCTGATGGCTGCATTACCAAGGGCCACACAAAAGGCAGGATGGTTTAAACATGATGGCAAGCCGTGGCATGGGGGCCGTAAACCTCAAGAAGTTGCCCAAAGCCAAGGTTGTAAAGATGGCTGAAGGAGACCTTGTTGATGAGGCAAAAGTGAAGCCAAATTACGCCGTCATTAATCCAGACTTTAAAGCTGCTGGTGCAAGGTTCTCGGCCAAAAAGGCGTTAGACAAAGACTCTGATATTGAGGGCTACATGGATGTCAATGCCATGAAGGCAAAGGATCGAGACTTCCAAGCTAAAGCCGGTAAAGTTGGGGTGGTTTATAACAAACGCTTTGCTGAAGGCGGCAAAGCAAAATCTAAGGTAAACGAAGCTGGCAACTACACCAAGCCCGAGCTACGCAAACGTATTTTCAACAGCGTCAAAGCTGCGGCAATCGTTGGCACGGGTGCAGGTCAGTGGAGCGCGAGAAAAGCGCAAGTCATGGCCAAGCGCTACAAAAAAGCAGGAGGTGGGTATCGTGATTAAAGACGCAAAACACACTGACGATTGTGCCGTTCAAGAAGACGGCCCGTGTACTTGTGGGACTGACGAAGTGCTCGAAGAATTAGCTTTGGAAGAAGCTGGTTTGACCGCTGAAGACTGAGATGAAAGCCCCGCAGAAATCCCTCAAAGACTGGGGCGACCAAAAATGGAGAACAAAAAGTGGTAAAAAATCTTCTGACACAGGCGAAAGATACCTTCCAAGCGCTGCGATCAAAAGTCTCAGCCCTAGTGAATACGCTGCGACAACGCGTGCAAAACGTGCTGGCAAAGCTAAAGGGAAGCAGTTCGTAGCTCAACCCAAAACGATTGCAAAGAAAACAGCAGGGTTTAGATAATGGCAAACACCTCCGGCTCTTCCGCATTTAACCTTGACCTGACTGATCTGGTCGAGGAGGCGTTTGAACGCGCTGGTGGAGAGTTGCGGACTGGTTACGACCTGCGTACCGCCAGACGCAGTTTAAATATCATGTTTGCCGACTGGGCCAATCGCGGCATCAACATGTGGTCGATTGAGCCGGGAACCATCACCTTCGTGCAGGGCCAGAACACTTACGCTCTGCCATCTGACACCATTGACCTGCTCGAGCACGTTATCCGCACTGGCGCCAACACGGCCTCCACACAGGCAGACTTGACGATCACCCGGATCAGCGTATCAACCTACGCCACCATCCCGAACAAGATTCAACAAGCGCGGCCCATCCAAATCTGGATTCAGCGCTACAACGCACAAAGCTCACCTACGGGCCTGACACTGAACGGCACTATTACTTCGACGGCCACGACAATTACCCTCAGTTCTACTGTGGGCCTACCAGCTTCCGGCTTCATTAAAATTGACAGCGAGACCATCAACTACAGCTACATATCAGGGAATACCCTGAACAACTGCTTCCGTGCTCAAAATGACACCACCGCAGCCGCCCACACCACTGGTGCAGCCGTGTACTGGGAGCAGTTGCCTGCCGTTACCGTCTGGCCTACGCCGGATGGCTCACAGACCTATACGCTGGCTTACTGGAGGCTTCGCCGGACTCAGGATGCTGGTGGGGGCGTCAACATCATGGACGTGCCCTTCCGGTTCGTTCCGTGCATGGCGGCAGGCTTGTCGTACTACATAGCTGGCAAAATCCCTTCAGGGATGGAGCGTCTGCCCATGCTCAAGCAGCAATACGATGAAGCATGGCAACTTGCGTCAGATGAAGACCGCGAAAAGGCGTCTATCCGGTTTGTTCCGCGCCGTCAGTATCTGGGGAGCGGAACTTAAATGGGCAACCGTTACGCATCTGGTAAAAACAGCATCGCCATGTGCGATAGGTGCGGCTTTCAGTTTAAACTTACCAATCTAAGAAAAGAGATTGTCAAAACCAAAACGGTGAACATGCTGGTTTGTCCATCCTGTTTTGACCCGGATCAGCCCCAGCTACAACTGGGTATGTATCCAGTAGATGATCCGCAGGCAGTACGCAATCCGCGTAGGGACTCAACGTATGTAGTAGCGGGTGTAAACGTGGCGGGGTTCAATACCGGGGGTAGCCGGGACATCCAGTGGGGCTACAACCCGGTGGGTGGTTCGAGTTTTTTTACGGAGTTGCTAACACCAAACAATCTGGTGTTAGCAACAGCGGTAGGGCAAGTAACAATCTCAGTAACATAAGGAGTCAGAAATGGCCATATCGTATAAAACCAGACCAGCCCCGACACAGGCGGTCATTAAGCCAACGGACAACAAGCAGTACATGAAGGATTTAAACGTGTCAGTGGCGAACAACCGCAGCAACGATTACAAGCCAACAAAGACCACAGGCATAGTGACCCGTGGTAACGGCGCAGCCACCAAAGGCCGCACTGCCCGGGGACCAATGGCGTGAACTACACCCAGTTAACAGATGCGATCTGCGATTACACGCAGAACTTCGACACTGACTTTGTCTCAAACATTCCGGTGTTTGTGCAACAGGCCGAAGAACGCATTTTTAACACCGTCCAGTTTCCACCACTACGCAAGAACATGTATTCGGCAATAACAGCGAACAACAAGTACATCTCCTTGCCTAACGACTTCTTGTCCGTGTTTTCGTTGGCTTTGATAACGGGCGTCACTAACGCAAATTTAGACACTGGCACGTATGAGTACTTGCTCAACAAAGATGTAAATTTTATCCGGCAGGCTTACCCAGCTCCAAACGCCACTGGCGAGCCAAAATACTACGCTCTGTTCGGGCCAACAATTGTCAGTTCAGCAATTACAACCGAGTTATCACTGATCCTCGGTCCAACGCCTGACGCTGCGTATTACGTAGAGCTACATTACTTCTACTACCCCACTTCGATTGTCACGGCTGGCACATCTTGGCTGGGTGATAATTTTGATCCCGTGTTGTTGTACGGCTCTTTGGTAGAAGCAAACACGTTCATGAAGGGTGAGGCCGACATGACCGCTCTGTACAACGGCAAGTACACAGAGGCTCTAGCACAGGCCAAGCGACTTGGTGATGGCCTCGAGCGCGGAGATGCGTATCGGGACGGTCAATACAAGCAGAAGGTGATCTGATATGGCGTTTGACCAGACACTCACCACAAGCTTTAAACAGGATATTCTGCTGGGCGTACACGACCTTGAAACGGACACACTGAAGATGGCGTTGTATCTGGCGACAGCCAATCTTGGCGCGGACACAACCGTTTACACGGCAACAGGTGAGACATCAGGTACGGGTTACACAGCCGGGGGCAATGTGCTAACAGGCGTTACGGTAGAGATCTCTGGCACTACAGCCTTTGTAGATTTTGCAGACCCCACATGGAACCCCGCTAATTTCACGGCCCGAGGCGCTTTAATCTATAACGTCACTAAGAGCAACAAAGCAATTGCCGTATTGGACTTCGGTTCCGACAAGGTGGCGACCACCACCTTCGTGGTTGAGATGCCATCCAATACAGTGTCATCCGCGCTCATTAGAATTTCATAAGGACCAACATGCTTGTTACGACCACCAAAGGCGATATGGATGACTCCCTGCTTGAAAAGCGGGAAGGCTCAGTGGATAATGACAACGAGTACACCACTTGGACGGAGTATTGGTTAGGCGAAGAGCTTGTACATAGATCCGTACATGTTCAGTTGAAGAAAACCGTAACGCTCACTAGCTCAGTGGCATCTTTTTAAGGAACTATCGTGGCAAATACTCAATCCATGTGTACTTCGTTTATGCAACAGCTTATGGTGGGGGAGCATCAACTTGGCACTGCAACGCTTGTCTCTCGCACCAGCCTAACTGCACCAACTACAGATACGCTTAAAGCGGCCTTGTATTTGACAACCGCAACAATCAATGCGGCAACCACTGTTTACACGGTAACGGGTGAAGTGTCTGGCACTAACTATACTGCTGGCGGCATCACGGTAACGAATGCTACGGCGCCAAGCTCAACCAACACATCGGCAACAGCGGGTGTGGCGTTTTTTACGCCTTCAGCCAGTTTGACCTTTACCACGGTGACGCTTTCAACGGCGTTTGACTGCGTGTTGTTGTACAACTCGACTCAAAGTAACAAGGCCATCAGCGTCCACACGTTTGGTTCGCAGACGGTTACGGCAGGTTCGTTCTCGCTCACAATGCCCGCAAACACAACATCAGCAGCGTTGATTCGCTTGGCTACAACTTAAACCGAAACGGTGTAGGCCGTAATGTTTGGCATATCCGCATTTGCAGAAGCTCCATTCTCTGCGCTTAGTCAGACTCTAGTATCGACTCCTCTGACGGGGGTATCTGCGGACGGGGCAGTTGGGACTGTTTCTCGCGGAGCTACCTCATTTGCATTGTCGGGAGTTTCTGCTTCAGGTCTTGTTGGATCAACAACCTATCAAAAAGGCGACCCACTCACAACTGATGCGGCAGCAGGTTTAGTTGGTGTAGTAACTCCAAGTATCACTGTTGCTCTAACAGGTGTGGTTGCATCTGGGGCGGTTGGCACGGTATCCTACGGAAGAAATTTTGCGTTAACAGGAGTTTCAGCATCAGGAAATGTTGGAACTGTTGTGGCGTTAAAATCATTTGCCTTGACTGGAGTTCAAGCAAACGGAAGCGCGGGGAATGTTTCGTCTGTTTATTGGATTTTGGTAAATAACTCCGAAACATCCAATTGGGCTTTAGTAAATAATTCTGAAACATCTAATTGGTCTTTAGTTGAGACAGATTAAGGATACATATGGCTTTAGTTCTTGCAGACCGCGTAAAAGAAACCACCACTACAAC